CGTTCGCGATACATTTTTTTGTCCCGCGCATAAACAACGCGTCCTAATTTCGTCGTATTGTCCGGGAGGCGGATATGAACAATCTTCGCCTCCGGGAGAAACCAAAACCTCCGGACGGTTTGGGCGTGGAATCCTAACTCGCGATCCGAATTGAAATGTATGTAATCCGGACAAAAGATTCGGCAATCCGGATATCGTTCAATAAATTTCCGACCGATCAAACAAAAGGCGTATTTTCTTCCTTTCTGTTTTCCGTTTTGATATTGATTGAGCCCGATAACGCCGTCGGTATCGGAGAAAGTCCTCTTTAATTTGGCGACCGCCGTCGATATTGTTTGAGGATAGAAAACAAGGTCATCCGTCGCGTTCAAGATCGCTCCATCATTGTCGATTGCCGAAAGGATTTTGTTATATGAAAAAACCGCATCCCTCCGCCGTTTGTTGTGGAGGATTTTGACGTCATGATTCGGACAATAATCCTTAATCTCATGAATCATGTTCGTATTCCCATCGACACAAATCCATATTTTCAATTTTGGATATGCGCTATTCAATAACGAGTTGATCGTTTTTTTGAGAATGTTAATCCGATCGTGAGTCGGAATGATCACGTTGACAATCATTTGTCTCTCACCTGTAAACCGATTCCCATCCGATCTTTTTCGCGCCAATTGAAAATCGTCATATACGGATATCGATGATCCGACTTGATGAGGTTCGACCAAAAGAGAGGAACGTCAACGTCTTTCCGTTCACACGCGATATCGTGAACCGCGATGATTCCACGTTTGACATATTGAGAATACCAAAAAAAATCATCCTTGACGCCAACGAATGAATGATCTCCATCGATGAAAAGAAGATCGATATTCCGTCCATTTAATTTTTCATAAAATGCCTTTTGTGTTCCCATGTCATGTGAATTCCCCAAAATATCCGGAGTCCCGTATCGGTCCGAGATATCGATCCCGATATGTTCGGCGTTCAAAAATTCCTCGTAAAATTGTTTTTGCCGATTCCTCCGTGTTCCGATTTCAACGACTAGAGGATTGAAAACTTTCCTCATCATAAAGAAATGGGCGGCGTATTCAATGAATAACTTGAATTCGACCTTGTCTTGTCCGAACCTCTTTTCGGACAATTCGTCAAACCGTCTTTCCCATCCAACGCCTTTCATTCAACCTCCTCGATAATTCCATCATTGTCATTTTCTCTCCGGTCAACATATCTTCGCATCTCTCGCCGTTATTGAATATCCCATAACGGAGACCCGTCGATTCGACAAATATCTCTCGCGCCTTTGCGCGATAATCCCTCCGGATCGCGGCATATTCCTTTGTCGGTCGGGATTTCCCGTGTTCGATTTCACAATCCCACGTCCACGCCTTTTTGTATTTCGAGTTTAACAATTTCAACATAATGGATTGATGAGACCCGGACGATGGATACAATCCGACCTCCCAATCAATCTCCATTTCCCGGCGGACCATGAAAAACATTCGGACGTAATCACAATAAAAATAACTCGTCCCGTCCGCGATCATAACATCGTCGGGTTTATCAATTCGGGTCCGCCAAAATATCCCGCGCTCTTGATCAATCTTGAGGTTTGAACCGATCGCGCCATAACGCCCTCTAGTCCTCACCGCGCCTCCGATCATCCCGACCGTCATGTCTCTCTCTAGGACGTTATAAAATGCCCCCAAATGCGTTGAACGCGTAAATTTCATATCATCCTCAATCAATACCACGTATTTCGACATCGACATGACGATTCCGTCCCTCCGCGCCCGATTCGCGCCACAATTAAAAGGGAGAAAAGTAACCTCCGCATCATAGTGATCGGCAATCCTTTTCATCGCCACGATCTCATGTTTCGTTTCCGAACCGTTGTCGGAAATGAGGATCGGTATGATCGGGTAATTTTCCCGGATCGATTTCAAACATTGTTGTAATAATGCCGGACGTTTAAAGGTCGTAACAACGACCGTCAGCTTTCTCATTTTCCCTCCTTAAAATACTTTGATGTTTTCAAACACGCCTCACCCGTGACGGTCCGGTTACACCGGGAACAAACATCGAGGGTCCGTTTCCCCTCTTTTAATTTCGCGTACGTTTTCAACATCGCGGGCGACCGGATGATCTCCTCGAATGATTCATTCTCCAACGATCCAAACGAAACGGTCGTTTTCCAATCGATCGCACATAACGCGATCCGCCCATCGCATTTGACTTGGATATCGGCATATGGAGCGTAACAAGGGATCGTGAGATTCTTCGCCGGGAGATCATAAAGGTCCAATCGATCATCTAATGATTTTCTTGTAACCTTGAATTTCTCGATTTCTTTTTTCGGTTTTAATTCTCTCGCATGATGTAAATCTCGCGGTGTGTAACAATCGATTTTAAAATATTTTATTCCCGCCTCTAGGAATTCATCCAATAACGTTTGATCTAAATACGCGCCATTAGTCACGATCCGTTGTTTGATGTTCCCGCCGAATAATTGATCCGTGTAATTGATGAGGAGGAGGACGCGTGGATCGATCGTCGGTTCGTTGTAGATGTACCATGCGACCGTTCCTTTAAATCCCCATGCAAACAAAGTATAAAGGACATGAAAAATTCTTCGTTGACTTAAAAAGATCGGTTTCTTTACTCTTGACGCCGGACATTGAGGATGGATTTTCGCATAATTGCAAACGTTGGATATCTCAAACGAGACACGCTTGATTTCTTTTACGATATTACTCATTTGACCGACTGTCTTTCTCTCCATAATTTCTCCTCAATAAAACCGTCAATTGCCGCCGTCCATTTTCGCGGGCGTGAATCGAGTCCAATGAAATCGCATAATCCGGATAATATCTCGTTTCGCGTTGCCTTGTTTTTAAAGAAATCATGATAATGAACATCAACGCGAGGGATTCCGTTTAGGTTCTTTTCCAATGCCCGGAGATATATTTCCGTGATCGCCAAACCATGTTTGACCGGGTAATCCGGACGCCGCGTATGTAACGAATTTGCGATCTCAATCGCCGGACGAGAGATCGTGATAACCTTTAAAACTTGGATAAATCGTCTCCAAATATGAACGGTCAAACACGCGCGCGGGTCTTTCCATCCGACCGGATGACCGCGATCCCATCGCCGAACAAAATCGATCATGTCATTTCGTTGTTTGGTCGTTGGTAAAATATGCCAATGTTTCGGGAATACGAATGATCCCGGACCGATCCCGGCGGACCTCATCATTTTACGGTTGAGGCGTTTAAAATCCAAATCCTCGAAATATCCTTTCGGATTACATGGATGAGGTTCCTTTCGAAAATTCGATCCGATATCGAGTCCGCAAATTCCGAGCGCGCCCGATAACATGGACGTCCCGGTTCTGTGCATACCCGTGATAATGACATACGTTGTTTTCATGCGCGATAATCTCCGGTCCTTTTCCGATACGCCTTTCGTTGTTCCAAAAACTTTCGATGTTGTTGTCGGATTCTCGATCTCGCGGGTTGAGGGAAAACCTCATGTTTTGTCGCCCCATGTATATGATTAACAAACACATTCAATGCCGCCGCCGTACGCCATCCGGCGGTCCGGACCCGGTCGTTATAATCGTCGTCATTTCCTAATATGAAAAATCTTTCATGGAGGAATCCGACGTCCTCTAATACCTCGCGACGGATCATGCCACAAAATAACGGGACGTTCCCATTACATGAGAGGACTCTCGCCGGAAGTTTATTGATCGCGTCCATCGGTTCGCCGTTCCGGAGGATTTTCCATCTCTTGATAACCCATTCCGCATTGACACACGTCCTCGATATGTTGTCCGTCAATGGCGAGAGGACGCCGATCTTTGGATTTCGCGCCATAGATTCAACCATCTTTTTTAACCATCCGGACGAGACAAAAACATCATTCGACAATGTAACGACAAGGTCGGGTTTTAATGGGAGGTCCATCGCCGCCCGGAGTCCAACGTTTGTCCCCGCCGCGTAAAAGAGATTCGCCGAATTCCGGATAATGATCGCCTCTTTCCAATGGACCTTAATATGGTTCGCGACCGCACTATAATTCGCCCTCTCCGATCCGTTGTCGATGAACGTCAACACATATGGGAAATAAGTATTCGTCCGCAAATGATCAAGACATTTAATCGTCATTTCCGGATGATCAAACGCGAGGACCGTGACATTAACTCGCATAATCATAAACCTCGAATTCTCTCAAATGCTTATTCATGATCGCCGGATTCGCTTCAATCTTGAATCCCTTTTCCCGGAATTCGCTTAATTTTGTTTTCGTGTAATGATTGACATCTTTCCCGCGTTTGATCCTTGCGATGTTTTGTTCGTGATATGTGACAAGAACCCTATTCGGAGTCAACCCGATCTCCCGACCGCCGCCCATGTATCGATGATTATTGAAATGTTGTTGTTGGAAATTGTCCCAATCCTGATAAATCTCTTTCGGGAAAATATGAGTGTAAAACGGTGGGTTCTCCCATCGTTGAAACGAGAGGAAATGATTGATCATGTCCCAATAAATATAATCCCGGAACAATAACCGCGACCTCTCTTTCGGTTGACTCCGGGTCATCCCGGCGGACATTTCCGCGATCTCATACATCGCATCTTTTTGAAAAAGATCATCCGAATCGATCCGGGTGATCGCGAGATAATCGGCGGTTTGTTCCCCGAATTCCTTGATCATTAATGTCGGTTTCTTTTTCCATTTGGGCGCGATCGTGAACGTATCGCCGATGACGGTTGAGAGGGAGGGATCAACGGGAACCGGATAAATTATTTTTATTCGAGTGTTTGGATGACAAAGAATATTCCCGGTTATTCCCCGATGACGCCATCCACAAATTACCCAAATCTCAAAATCCTGAAACGTTTGGTAGTAATTGTTTTTCCGGATGAGAGACGAGATATTTTTGACCGACGAGACAAACGCCCGTCCAACAAAAATTATCCGGAGGGACTGCATTGAATTGATTGAATCCCACGACGCCGAAATCATCCTCGAACCGTTTGTTGAAATTATTAAACGCCGATTCGATCGCGCCCGAATAAAAGGCGATATCATCACACGCGATTAAGACGCCATCCTCACATTGAGGAAAAATATAATTTCGACAAAAGACACTCCCAGAATGGACCCGAATCAAATAACCCGTCATCGTTCCGCCTTGATAATGATTCTTTGGGAGGCGGGAGAACGCCTCGAAATTCTCGCGATCGCCATCGAATACAACATGGATATTTAGATAATGGAGAGGCGGAATCGTTTTGATCATCCGGAGAAGTTTCGCGAATCGGTTCCGGGTCGCGAGGACCATGTCGATTGTTCTCATCCTATGGTTTCCATTTTTTCAATACATACTTTTGGGATCGCAACGGACGACCGGAATTGTTTCGATTCCGGATAAGTCTCCAATGCGATAACAATAAAATCCTTTTCGTTTTTTATAAGGAATCCGCATAACTCAACCTTTGTCGGTTCCAATTCGTCAAGGATATCATGTTCCCTTTGATAACACGTCCAATCGACCGCCTTGATAAACACTTTTTTAAACGTCATTTAATATCCCTCGTCGTTATTTGTTTCGGCATCCCCGCCCGGTTGACCTCTTTCCGGAACCGCCGCGACGCTTGATATTGATTGATGACCGGGAATTTGACCGACTCCATGAGGTCGAATATTCTCGCATATTGAGGAGGGAGGGATTGATACTTGATCCGATCTCCCCATTGTTTGAGGGTCGCCAACATCCCCGGTTGCTGTGTCTCTCGCGGATATGATTTGTGACGTGTGATAACGTCTCTTAAAAACGCCCGGGTCGTTTCGTTCCCTTGCCAATACATCGTCGAACACAATAACTCGACCCGCCCGGATTTCCATGTGTGCATATGGGCGGCGAAATCACAATCCAATGTATCGAATAATGCCGGATATCTTTCAACGACCGCGTCCGCGTCAAGGGAGACGATCGCCTTGTCCGGGAACATATCAAACGCCTTGAGAATTAATTCGTTGTTGTAATGGACGTTTTCAACCCACGATCCCCGACTCTTGATTCCCTCAATGTAATGAGGTAATTGAAAGAGGTTCAAGGATCGTCGGAGTTTTTCGATCTCCGTCTCATACCCGGTCCCGACCGTGTAATATGAGATCACAATCCATTTAATTGAAATGCCATCCTCCGTCATAGAATCTCCATTTCGCTAAATACGCGCCACAATAAACCGCCGTTATCAAAAGAACGTACACCCAATCGATGAGATAATACCATCGCCTCCGTTCGGGTGAGACGTGGACCGGACCTAACGACGCCCGTCGCGCCTCTCTCACGTTGAATTTGATTTTCATTTCTTGCCGAATCCAATTCAACAAGAGGTTCAATCCCGCGCCCGCCACGAAATACGCCATCCATAAAATAAAGAAATTCGCCCATCCGGGAATCTCTTTGATCATCGTTTTCTCTCCATACCACTATATACAGACATTCTGCAGCTCGTCCGGATACAAGATGTTGTGGTCATAGAACCTCGTCTATCGTTTGGAATCGAAACCATTTCAACGCCGAATCCGGATTGAGATTCACGACCTTGATCCCTCTCATCTTGAGATCATCCCGGATCGCGCCCAATTCCCCGATGAATTCTTTCAACGCCTTGTTTTGCGCGGTCCGCGAATAACCCTCATGGAAATGAGTAATCTTTCCATCATGTTTCATGTCGTATCCGAGGAGATAAATCGGATTGGCGTTCATGAGGACCGCGAGATTGAGCGCGCCATATCCACAATTCGACCCGCGAAATAATCCCCGTTTTTGAGACGTCGATACGCCGTGTTGACAGGATGAGAGATTTATCCAATATACATCCGGGAGATCGCGATTTCTCGAATCCGCATGGACCTTGATCCCCTTGAACGATTTCCATTTCTCCAAATACTCCGGTCCGAATCGACCGTCCTCGATGTTCGTATAAAAATGGATGAAATCCATAAAGTAAAGAATGTCCGCGAACATACAAGACGCGAACGCCTTGTTGATCGCGATGACCCTCTCTCCCCGGAGACGTTCGAAATCAAACCCGGTCAATGACGGTCCGCCGCCGATAATGAAACATCGTTGTCCTTTCCATGATCCATCCGGGAGGAGTCGTTCGAGGTTTAGAGATTGGTTTCGTTTCCGGTTTCGGTTCGCCGCCCGCTCTTGAACCGCCCGATCGCTTGTTGATATTTGTCCTATTTCCATTGATTTCGCCCTATGTCAGACATTGGGGAGATCGAGATCGTCGTTTATACGGCGTCTCATGACCTCGTTTTTCCAAAAAATCCCCATTTTCGCGCATATTTTCAACCTTGTCCCGGAAGATCCAAACCATATTAGTTATAATCTGTTCACAGAATCGCCTAAAATCCCTCATTCTTTACAAAAAAAGGGGAGAGGATTTTCACCCCCTCCCCTTGAGTTTCCGCTATTGTCAACCGCTACCTCATTACGGACATGAACCAGATTCCATTGTAACGTCGATACATTCGATTTGATCGGTATCACCAACGCAACCGCCATACCTCAACCATCCCGCTTGAGTGTCCGCATATGTCAAAATGTCGAAATCATTAAAGAATGTGAGGTCCATCCGATACCCGCCCTTGAGACGGATTTTCGGGAGGATCACGAAGAAGCGATTTCGGTTTGTCAACATCATGGACGTGACTTGAGTAAAGGCATGATCAACCATTCCGGCGGACCCGGCGAACCTTTGGAGGGTGACATTTAATGCTTGGCGGATTCGACCCCGTAATTCAAGAGGAGTTAGGACGATGAATCGCGCGTTTTGTGCATTGACGCCATATCCCTTATTCCGGACCGCTAACAAGATTGTTTGGGCGGCGAGGTTCATCGACGCGGCGTCGCGATAGGCGTTGACGTCACAATCGGAACAACCGCTCGGAGCGGCTACCCAATCGCAACAACCTTTCGCTTCCGCGACCTCTTCGATCAAGGCGTAAAAAATTCCCGCCCGTTGTGAATAGGCGGCGGCGGTAAACGCCTTCGCATTGTCCTCGATCGTCCACCAATCCTCGTCATCAAACAATAGACGAGACCATGACAACGCGCCTCCGTAGAGGTCGAAGTGACACGTTGCCTTTGTCCCGCTCATTTGATGGACTTGAATTGGGACATTCATGTACGCTTGCTCAAAGGCTAGTCCCGATGTTACGAGACCGACCTCAAACCCATTCTGTTTTGACCCGGAGTAATCGCGAATATCGAAAATCTGTTCATACCCATTGTCATAATCCGGTACGGCGTGGAATTTCTCAATCACAGGGAGAACCGACGCCGGGAAATCTCCGGGTTTACCGAAACCCTCGATCGCCATTCGACGTTCCGCTCTCGCCTTTTGAAATAAACTCCTCAACGCCTTGAAATGTTTCGACTTGGGGTCGTTCCCTCTAAACCTTTGAGGGACATAGAGGTCGGGCAATCCGACCATCATTTGTAATGAGGTCAGCAATTCCTCGCGATGACTCTTTTTTTCCCGGTTGAATGTTTCTAGGTTTTCAAAGTATTGTAGTTTCATGATCAATCCCCCGCATCCGGACAAATGGTCGCCTTGTCGCCTTTCAGATCGCACTTGACTAGAGTCGTTCCCGCGAGTGCGGTTTGAACACAAATCCCGATCCAATAATAACCCATGATAATTCAACGTCCCGATTTCGCCCTCGACTTTCGTTTGAAAGGCGACGCCGACCGTGTCGTTTACCATGTAGATTTCGCCCTCGGTTATTCCGGGAGTTTCAACCAAATAGGGAAGCCCCCGGATATCTCCCGAGGATCGTGATGTCTTTATGTGTTGTGGCATTTTCTACCTCGGACTTTATGGATTTTCTCCAAATCCCGGACCGTCCGTCCGCCCGGCGATTGGTCGTTTACTCGTCCAAATGACTCGATCGCTATTTTAATTCGTCAATGGATGGGAGGAAAGGATTATGGTATTCGCCGTCGTCTCCGTCGTCTGTGTCGCCATCCTCATCCGTCTCTTGATCCGTTTCCGTCTCCTCTTTTTCGCCCTCTTTCTTTTTACTTTTGTCATCCGTCACCTTAACTCCAAACACCTTTGAAACCGCCTTGAAATCGTCAACTTGATCATCGAGGAATGTTGAAAACTCCTCGTCGATCTTGTCCGGATCGGATACCTCAAATTTTTTGAGATTGGATTTAATGAACGAATCTTGTTTCGTTCCAAATCCCCGTTTGTCCTTTTCCGTTTTGTAAAGGTCCGCGATTTTGGTTTTCGCGGTTTCCTTTTTGTACTTGACGATCTCGGCGTCCTTTTCCTGGAGCTTGGTTTCTAACTCTGTGACCTTTTCAACGGACTCCGTTTGAGAACGTTTCCGGGCGTGGTATTCGGACATACCCGCCTCTTTAACCTCCGCCTTGACAAATCCTTTCACGATCGGATCATCGGTCAACGTCTCCCGGTCGAATAAATCCGACGGCGGGATCGAGTTTTCCTTGATGACCGTCCTAATTTCATCAATGGTCATTTTGTCCATATCGTCTCCTTTCTTTGACTGGATCGATTGGTTTCGAAACGCTTGTAATTCTCCGATGAGTTTCGCACCTGAGAACGCGGGCGTCTCGTTCGATGAATCGCCGAGAGCGATCCCCGTTATCTCTCTAACTCCGACCGCTTTGAATGTGTCGGAGGATTGAGGATCAACCGTAACATCCGCCTCGATACTCGCGACGTCCAACGCTAAATTCTTGAACGTTGGATAAACATAAACCGCCGCGATCGCGGACATTTGTCCTTTAATATCTTTCAACGCCTTTCCGACAACCTCGCCGATTGACGTCCTCCCCTCATGTGAGGAATCCGCATTGTGACCGTGGAATACTTTGGTCCCGCGCTTGAGAACATCGACAAGGGATCGGATCGCCGATTGGATCCATTTGATAATGACCGATCCTTTCCCGACCTCTTTCGGATATGCCGTTCCCGGATGACCGACAACAAACGCCTTGATCAATGGATCGGGATCATCTCGCTTGATCCGGCGGAGTACATCCTCCGGAACCATATCGCTGATTTCATTCGCCGCCATGTTAAGAATAGACATATCGATGACGACGCCACGAAATACAGTATCGCGCCCTCGTATCTTTCCTTTATAGGCGAGTTTGATCATTGTTATTTTTTCCTCCGCCGCCTCCCCAATCCCGTCGCGTTGAGGGACGTCGTATTCGCGATCTTTTCCGGATCGATCTCCTCTTTCTCTGGAGGTTTGAGATCGCCCGTCGTCACGACATTGAGTTTTTCCCGTTTGATCTTCGCGGATTTAACGTGCCTCGTTTCGATCCCCGTCTTTCCGGTTTTTAATCGATACTTTCTTCGCGGAATATCGGGCGTTAATTTTTTCACACAATAAATCCACGGATTCTTGTTAGCGTATCCGTAGTCTTGAACTTGGTCCATGTTTACCTCCTCATGGATATTTGATTTTATATATCGTTATTCGGGCGCGGTATCTTGACCGCCTCCGAATCCTTTCGTCTTGTTCGCCAATGCCTCCGCGATATCTTGATCCTTTTCAACTTTCATATCTTCGATCTCTTTTTTCGCCGCCTCTAACGCCGTATTGTCCGCCTCCGCTTTCCGCCTCTCCTCCAATTTGGAATCGATTCCCGGAATTTGGTCTCGAACATATTCCTTTGTTATGATATTCAATGCCGCCGCCGGAATCAAGACTTTTTCTAAATGATCCCATTGTTCCTGAGTATAGACGGGTAATTCAACACCTATCTTTCGAGGATCGAGTTTATTCGATTCTCCCTTTTGGTCATACACGGTCGCGTTGTATTTGTCCATCCCTTTCGCGATCATTTCATAAAATCCGCCTTGCCATGCGGACCGCTCTTTCGTCGTTCCGGCGATCATTAATTCCCGCGTGTTCTCTCCAGTCGTCCGGTTCTTTAAGAGATCGAGGAGTCCGAGGAAATGGATCGGAACACCCGTCGTCCCGGAGATAATCTTGATCAAGGTTATGATCTCATTGATTAAATTCTCAACACCCGAAACATCGGGCGCGACAAACGAGAATTCCGCCGTCGCGGATATCGCTTTCCCGATCCGAAAATTCGGATTCTTCGCGATCTCCGTCATTATCGAATCCGCCTCATCTTTTGTTTTCGCCTTGAAATATGGAGTCGGTCCGGCGAATAGACGATTGATCTCCCGGAGGTCGCGGAGTGCCTTGTCGAGATAATCGATTTGAGTTAAACATTTCATAACTCTCGGTTGTGTCTTGTTAGGCTCGTCGATCCTCCCGCCGAATTTGATGTAAACAAATTCCGGCGGATTGAGCGTTGCCGCTTTCCATTTATACGTTCCGGATGCTTTCCCTTTATAGGAAGCCGATTGATAATCCGTATAGTCCTCTTGATCCGTTTTTATTTTGTATCTTCTTTTCGCCCAGGATATGAACCGGACCGACGCCATTTTCTCGTTTTTATCGATCTCCGTTGTCACATTCTCCAATGATAAACGTCCGAGGAATTTCCCCTCGATCTCCGCCTCAGTCGCAAATTGAATCGCCGTCACCTCATCAAGTCCATTGTATTCGAGGAATTGATTCGCCCATGCGATTTCGCGATCCGCGTTATCCTGTCCGGTTGTCTTGTCAACGATGTTGATCCCTTGACCGATGATAAATGCCGCGCGTAGGTCGATGATATTCCCGGTTTGGATTACGCCCCATTCCGCCGTCGCGTTATATTTCGATACGATCTCCGGTAGCGTTCATCTTTTGGACATGATATATCTTGAATCGTTCCTCCGACCGTGAACCACATTTCGGAAATCGTGTCTTGATATTTGTCCTCATCATTCGCCGTCGCATTGAATATTATCTTTTGGACCTCATACTCCCGGCGGATCATCTCGTCGGATAGTCCGCCTCCGACGCCCGTATCGTCAATCTTGATCAAACAATCGTTCGTCGGTTTCCCGGATCGCGGGACTTTCGCCCGGATCATCATTTCTTCCATGCGGTCCGCAAGGAATGAGGCGATCGGCGAGGTCGCGACGTCCGGCAATTGGGCGGATGTTATGACCATTTTATCGATAACCTTCAATCCTTTCCGAAGATAATAAACCGTATCGTCATCCCCGCCACGTGCAACGTCCCCGCCTAATTCCCATCGACCCGCCGTGTCAAATTCCTTGTTCGCTGCGTTCCCGAACATCTTCTCGACTTGGGAGACCTTGATCATCGTGTCAACACCCTGATCGGTCAATTCTCCGAGAACCTTTGATATGTAAAGGACCGACTCCTCCGTCCAATCCTCGCGACACTCCTCGATCCATCCCCGGTCCGCGATTTGAATCTCAAGGTCCGAGGCGTCTATCTTCGATATCTTCGCCGTCTCGAAATCATCGTCGTCTATGTACTCGAATTTCTCCCCGGTCAAATCCGGACAATCGAACGCGGATATATGAATCCGTTTCCATTTGTTCTCTTTATGGAATATCTCGTAAAATGGTTCGCCGATCTCGACGCCGTCGGTCGTTGAAATTGCAAGGAATCGACAATGTCCTCCGGTCATGAGTCCTTTGACCGAATCCCATAACCATGACGGAATTCCTTTCGCCTCATCGAATATAAAAAGGAGATTCGGAGAATGCCATCCCTCCGCCCTCGCCGGAACGTCGGTCGAGAATCCAACCGCGTATGAATCTGGATCGTCGGTCCGAATTTTCGTCATGAAACAATCACCGATCAACCCGATCCGGGAGGACGTGTATATCTTGTTGATCTCCGCCCATAATAACATTTCAACCTGAGAATGTGTTGGCGCGGTCGTTATGACCTTTGCATTGAAATGACAATTGAGGAACCAAACGACCAACTCCGCCGCCGTGTATGTCTTTGAGGAACCATGACACGCCCGGACCGCCGTAAATTTATGATCCCGGACCGCCCGGAGGATATCGCGTTGTTTCGACCATGTATAATGCCCTAACGCATGATGAACAAAGAGAACCGGGTCGGCGGCGTACGCATCGAACACGTCCGCCATCGCCTCAAGGCTTTCTCTTGTTTCCTTTTCCTCTAATTGCATTGATCGCCTTTCGTAATTTATTCATATTGACGTCATGTGTGTGAGTGAACGCGCCTCTCAAATTTAGGTTATCCGACAACAATCCCAAATGTCGGAGACATAACTCCAACGCCTTTTCCTTGTTATGGAATTTGAATTCAATCCCCTTGTCCTTATCATATTTGATCGATTCGATCGCCGCCGCCAATTCATCCGGGATATCGTCGATGTTTTTGAATATGACAAAATCTTCGTCTCCCTTTTTAACAAAGTCTTTCGGGTTTGAAAACGCCAATCTCCTTTGAATGTCAACATTTGTTAATAACCGATTTCCCTGTGATCTCGCCGTCTTTTTAGAATATCCCGACGCTATTGCCGCCCGCGTCGCATTGAAATCGATTATGTATTCAAGACAGAATATCTCCTTTCGATTTGCCTTTGATACCCTGTCTTGTTTTAAACTCAAAATCGTTTACGCCTTTCGACCCGTTCCTCTCCCTTGTCCTCCGCCTTGTCCATATCCCGGACCTCCTTTGGTCCCGGCGGATCGATTCGCGTTCCGGCGTCCGCCGCCTGTCATACCACGACCACCGCCCGCGCCTCTCTTTTGTCCGTATCTTGCCATGTTTAAATCACCTCCTCTTGTATTTTATATCTTATCAATAATCTTTAAGATTTTCACGCGTCCTTTTTTCTCATAACGTTGCGCCCTTGCGAGTGGAATGATTTTCTTTTGTCCTTGTTTATGAGTGCATACTGATTTGAGGAATCTCACCAATGCGAGCTTATCATTCCATTGAATGTTTTTATTCATATAATTTAAACGCCTTTTGAATGAGGCGGTTTGTTTGGAGGAACCCGCTATCGACCTTTTTATCTAAATCCTTGATCGTCTTTTGATCCACCTCTAACGTCTTTACAATATATCCGATCGAAGTTTCATGTTTTACAATCTCCCCTTCATGCTCAATACATTTGGACCCGTATCCGGGATAGGGATTGTTTATCTTTTTCCCGTTCTCGTCTTTGCCGCCATTCCTAAACATCTTGACAATGAGGATCATTAAAATGAGAATGATTGCTTGAATTAGATACATGATCAAGGTTCCGACGTCGATATTCATTCCCGTCTCGTTCATCTCAACCTCTTGATTTCTAATTTCATTTCGTACGCCCATTGAAGAAATTCATCATTGACGAGATTGTATGTCCCGTCTTTTGTCGTCTCGTTTATCCAATCGACCTTTATGATCTCGCCGCTCTTGACCTCGATAAATGCGATCGGATTCTCTTTTACGATCTCGGAGGGATTGAGAACGTCATACGATGGGAAATTTCCGGGATGATATGCCGCACAATTATTTAGATGGATCAAATAACATATCGCGAATAATGCTAACATCCCGGCGGCGAACGCCTTTCCGGAAATCGTCTCGCCGTTTGGCATCCTTTTCCTTTTTAATTTCATTCTCGATCGTCTCCTCTAAATCGACAAGTTTATCCAATAGTCTTAAAATCTTTTTGATATCACTCATCCGATCCTCGCTAACTCGAAATGATAAATGTCGAAATCCGTTGAATCGATCTCGTCATCCGCGTCCCAATCCCCTCCCCACCGGAGACCAAACTCGCGGCATAGGCGACCCGCCTCATCGTACTTTGGATCGCGTTCCCATTCCCACCTATAACCCCCCGTTAAGGGATTCAAAAAAACGAGACAACAATCCGCCGCCTCCCAAATTTGATGATTGGATATTTTGATAACGCCATCGCAAAAGGTCACGATCCGACCGGGTTTGGTCCGACCGATCGCGAATAATTCTTGTTGACGGTTCGTGGTTCGATGGAATTCATAGGGGACAAGGATTATGTCCCGGCGATAACACTCAAGGATGAACGGAAAAAACGATTCAACAAACTTGATCCGTCTCTCGGTTGACATTTTCTCTATCATAGAGAATGGCGTTTCAAAATGTCAAGGCACAAAAAAAAAGGAGGCGACGCGTTCCCTTGCAACGCCGCCTCCTCGCGACAAAATATGATACAACATTTAATCGCACTCGTTTAGTCCATATATCCTCCTTTATGATTTACCCCACAATGTGGGGTATTATTCTCGATCACCCATTCGGTCGATTTCCGTTTCCGCCTCTCTTAAATACGCCTTGAGATCGTCGATTTGATTTTTGAGTCCGGAGATTTCAATTTCAAGAACGCTGATTTTCTCTTTCAATTCTCGGATTCTATCAAGATGAATCCTGTTATCGTTTTTAAGATCGGCATTTTGTTTTTCAAGGTTTGTGATAACGCTGTCGATATTCGCCTTGATGATTTGCTCCCAATCCTCAATGATCACGTGTTTAATAGATGGTCTCGCTGTTTCAAAAAATAATATCGATCGACCGATAATGTCATTCCATATTTGTTCGGCGGATTTTTTCGCGATCTGAGAATTGTTCACTTTTTCTCCGCCGCCTTTTTCTTTTCCGCCTCGCGTTTCTTCGCGGCGTCCGATCTCTTTTCCTTTGCTCATTTTTCTTCTACCACCTCTATGCCAAACGCTGTAAATATTTCTACAATAATATCAGCAATCACATGGACATAATCCCTCAAGGCTTCATCCTCTAGCCTTAAATGGGCGTTTAATTCTTTTTCAATCCACTCCCTCGTCACCGTCCGCTTCTGGGTGAGTGAAAGTTTTTTCTGCAATTCCCCGACATCGTTGGCAAGGCGTTGAATCATCGTCTTTGCTTCGTCATGTGTGAGAGATGCCTTATCCCATGACCCATCCACCTGCACAGGCTGTCGGGTGAGGAGTTGCTTGATTCGCTCTATGTCTTTGAGTTCAACATCAGTCATTACTCGTCTTTGAGATATTTCGCTTACCATCCACCCAATTCTACCAATAAGAATGTCCCCATCCACCTCACCTGATTGCTCTGCAAAATGCTGTTCCACTATCTTGCGGAGTTGGGCGTAGGCTTGTTTCTCCTCTTCGATTAGCTTATCCGGCGGTAAATCTGAGGCATCTTTCCACACATCCAACCATTTCAACAATTCCTCCTTCCCCAACTCATCCTTTTGCGTAGCTTTGCTCATGTGTCCTCCTTACCATCCTTGAAATTCAGGGAGTTCAGCAACTTCCTGTGGTGTCATTTCAACAATCTCAACTATCATCTTGTCACCCTCTTCCATCTCTGAAATAATCCCATCCCAAAGATTATGAGGGTCGAAATCAGTAATAAG